CAGTGTTGCCACAGTTGCGTCGATGTTCATTGTAACTGTTTGACTACCGGCAACAGATGTCAACCCTGTTCCACCCGTGATAGTAAGTGATTGTGAGTCTAAATCAACTGCTCCTGTGCCTGAGTCACCTGCTAGATCTAAGTCTTGTGCTGTAACCTGTGAGTCAACATAAGTTTTGATTGCACCTTGTGTGGCCAATAGTGTTGCACTTGATCCCAGTGCTCCGTTGTCTATGCCTGTGACTGTTGCACCAGTGGCCAATGCCATTGATGTACCAACAGTTAAAGTAGATCCAAGTGCTGTTGCACCATCTACGTTCAATGTACCTGTTGTCTGAATATTATCTGCTATTGTGATCTGTGTTGAATCATTGGAACTTACTTGGCTTCCATTGATCGTTATTGATCCTAAGGCTATGTTTCCTGTGCCGTTTGGTGTTATGGTTATGTTTCCATTTGTTACACCTGATGTGATTGCAAAGTTGTTTACATCTAGGTTTGCGTCCAATGTTTTAATGTCATTGTCACTTCCGTATAATTCTACGAAGTTATCGTTAATCTTGTCAAATGCTGTTCTTAATGGATCACCTGTACCGTCATTTGCACTTGATCCTATATTGATTGCTTGTCTAGCCATAGTTTGTTAAATCCTTCTGTTACGATTATTTATTCTAAATTTTGTAAACCTAATGTAATTATTACAGGTCGAACAGTGTTCTCTGGAATTTGAATACTGTGCTATTATTACTGATATTTGTGGCTAGTAATCTCACATTACCATCATCTACGTCTGCTGTGAATGTGCATAGTGGTGCAGAATAAGATCCTGTGTTTCCAAACACAGTCAAGTATGCTTCTATTGTACTGTCAGCACTTGGTCCATGTATCAGATTGGCTTCCACTATCTCGAATCTACCGTTAGCGGCATCTGATATGGATATGAAATATTTTGCACTCCTGTATATGGCAGAACTGAACAAATCTATCTGTGTTGTTGCAGACGAGGCCACAGTTGTTGTGTTGTCATTGATATCCGAGTGGTTGAGTGTGGCAGTTGCGGCAGTGGCAAAACCCAAGTTGCCCGAACCATCTGTTTTCAATAGTTGATTCGCACTTCCATCTGATGTTGGAAAGAGCAAACCACTCAAGGAAACTTTTCCTGTGCCGTTGCCTGATAATTCAAGGTTGGCATTTGATGCATTAGATGAAACCGTGTTGTCTGCTATCGTGACGCCATCTATTGCCATGGAGTTGTTCACTGTTATTGTTGTGAATGTTCCTGCCGCGGCTGTGTTGGCTCCTATGACTGTCCCGTCAATGTTACCACCATTTAAATCTATGTTATCTATCTTGACCTTGCCTGTTCCTGAGGCAGAAAGTACAAGATCCGAGTTGGACTGCGTGGTTGTTATCTCATTGTCTTCGATTGATATGTTGTCGTCTATGATGATCTTTGGTGCAGTCACTGACCCCGTACCACTCGGTGCCAAAATAAGATCGTCGTTAGTTCTGTTGGCACTGATGTTGTTACCGCTGACTGTTATGTTTCCTGAAAATAACGGAGACTCATACAGTTCAGTGAACATAATGTTCACGTTCTGCATCGCAGTACGTAAATTATCACCTGTACCGTCGTTTGCGTTTGAACCTACGTTTAAGTTTATCCTTGCCATATTATACCTTAACAGGTCTCCTTACAAATTTAATAACCTGACTGTTAGTGTTATTTACTGTTCCTAGCAACCTAACATTACCGCTGTTGATGTCTGCTGATATATCCAAAGAGTCATATATTGTAGAACCGTCATTGACTCCGTTAGTCGCCGCACCAAATGTACTGACATATGCATTTGTTCCATCGTGAGTGACATTTGCTTCTATTATTGTAAATCTATTTGCAGTAGAGTCTGAGATCTGTATGTGATATTTGGCACTACGATAAGTCGAGGCACTGAATGAGTCAATAGCCTGTGCTGATGAGTTGCCAGTTAATGTTGCTGTACCATCTTCGATCTGTGACACATCGAACAACAGATCCACTGTGTGCCATGCAAGTTGACCACTGCCATTTGTTTTGAGAACCTGTGCCGTTGCACCGTCGGTGTTTGGCAATTTGATGCCTGACAGATCAATATACCCAGTACCCGCCGGACTAAAAGCAAGATTGCTGTTTGATGCATTTGCTGAAATAGTGTTGTCCACGATAGTGACGCCGTCCACAGGTAGTGCAGAACCGTTGTGAGTCAATGATGAGAAGGTTGCTGATGATGGTGTTGCGGCACCTATGGGTGTCCCGTCTATCTCGCCATTGTCGACATCAAGACTAGAAGAATGTTTTATGATTCCTGTACCTGATGCGGTCAACACCAAGTCGGCATTTGATGTGTTGGTTTTGATTTCGTTATCTGACAGGTTCACTGTTGAGTCTATGGTCAGACTTGACGACATACGGACAATGCCCGTTCCGTTGCCTGACAGGCTTATATCTGAATTTGTTAATGTGGCACTGATATTGTTTTCTATGAAATGTATCTGTGATAGTGCCGAGCTCGTGGCAAACAGTTCTGTGAAGTTGTTGTTGATTTTGAAACCGGCTTTTCTGATAGTATCACCTGTACCATCATCGGCTACCACTCCAGTGTTGATTATTTCTTTTGCCATCTCAAACGCTTACCTTTTATTAGACGCTTACTTTGACTGCTGTACCGTCTCTCCATAATCTTCCTGCGACCCCTGGGTCGGAAGTTGGAAGTGCTGTGAAGTCTATCTGTGCGCCTGTTACTTTTAAATTTCCATTTACATCAACCGCTTCTGCTATTGATATTTTTGTTGAGTCATCTGAACTAATTGTAGTACCATTTACTTTAAGAGCACCTACAACAATGTTTCCTGATCCATTGGCACTCAGTGTTAAATTTGCATTGGTAGTAATAGGTGTAATTGTACTGTTGTTGATCTGTAATTGATCTATTTCAACAACACCTGCACCATTCGGTTGAACTTTTACATTACCATTAGTTACACTAGTTGTCAACAATCCTGTGTCACCATCACCTACAAGTGAAAACACCTCTTCAAAATTGGTGTTGATCTTCGTCATAGCGGTACGTAAAGTATCGCCTGTTGCTGGATTTCCTACTGCTCCTGTGTCTATGTTTAATCTTGCCATAATATGATACTCGTATTTATTAAATACTAATATGTTCATAGAAACCCTTAAAACAATGAGATTGTATAAAAGGGAGAGTAAATTGGGCACAATGCATACCTTTCACAGGAAGAACCTTATCTATGTGTTCAAATGCGATGCCTGTTCAGAGACATTCATGAGGCCCAAAAGCAAGGTCGATCCGAATCGTGCTTCGAATGATTACAAGCATGTCTGTAAAGGTTGCGATTCCAAGAAGTTCGCACAGAAGGTTGGTGTGAAGATGCGTAAAGTCTACAAACTTGATGCTAGTAGCACAGTAACCCTATAGGGTTTTCCACGTGATATCATCCCTGGCTCCAGAGATCCATCTCTGCAGGTCAGCGTATATCCCACACTTTATATTTGGTTGATCGAAGTACCACCTCAGGAACGGGTTGCCTTCCAGGTATTCCCTCCTGTTGATGAAATGGAAGTTGGTGCCCGGAAACTTCCTAAAGGTTTGTCTGAGTTGATACATCCATTCGTATTTGAGATAGGCCTTCATGCTTTCACGACCAGGATAGTTGTTAGAGCTCTTGTATATGTTGTTCTGTATCCTGCTGGGAGTTTCCATTTCCCATTGTCTAGCACCCATTATGTCAAACGCCAGTATCATTATGTTTTTCACACCAGATTCGGCGGCCAACAATACAGCGGAACATCCTGAGCCTTTGGCCCTGCTGAAGTCATTGGTTTTTATCTTGCCACCTTTCTTGATGTCACCACCCCTCCACACTCTGTATATCTTGAGTCCTTCTGGAACATCTATTTCATCATCACCATCACAGATGTAATCCCATTCTGAGATATTATCTCTTCCGTATATCTGTGGAGATTCCTTTCCGTTGTTGTGCCATGTCGCCAGTTCCTCATACATGGGAGGATTCACTGCCACTATGTGATCACACAGCATAGGGTGGTCTCGGTATATGGCGTTGCAACCATATATCACACCTTTGCCTTTTAAGTTTTCTATTGGAAATATGTTTCTTGACTCACCATTGCCTACTATGAATGCTGTGTCCATTACACCCCGAATGATTCTCCACAACCACACCCACTAGATGCATTAGGATTGGTTATTTCAAATTGAGAACCAAAGGTCTCTTCGATCCAGTCAATCTTGGTTCCTGCCACGTACAGCATTGAAGTCTCGTCTACAACGAAACGTCCTGTATGCCAGTCTTCCACGTGGTCATCTTTGTTTATAGATTCTTTTGTGTCTGCAAATCCCCACTCGTACTTGAAACCTGCACATCCGCCTCCCTGTACTGCTAAACTTACAGCATACTTTCCAGGATTCTTAGACAGCAGTTTCTCTATCTGGTTTTTGGCTTCGTCTGTAATTTCGAACCATTT